ATCACCTCTTTTTAATTCTGAAACTTTTTTATAAACTGAATCTTCTAACAGAACTTTAGTGTCTGGACCAACACAAACAGCAGCAAATGATATTGTTACGTTTCTAATGCCATTTTCTAATGGGATCAATGATACACTTCCTGTTTTTCCATAATATCCACCATTAGTACTTAAGATATTTGTTACCACTGGAATATTTGGTTGATAGTATATGCTAGGTGTAGTATTTGCAAATGTATATAACCAACTAATACCACCATTTGTTCCATTATTATCAAAATAGCATGTGTGTGCTTCTCGTATAATAAATTTATCTGTTTCTACTTGTTGGATATAAATATCTGCAACTTTGTATCCAATTTTTTGGTTTGTAGTAGAATCATATATAGCTGATTTTGCAAAGTCATGTGAAATATAATTTGGTAAATCACTTACAACTGTATTAAATGAATTAAACGATGGGTCATGTACATCATAATAAAAACTCAGGGATTGAACGCTCATTATACTAAAGTTTAAGAAATATTTTTTTCCTTTTTTAAAAATTTAATTCAAACCATTCAAAACTATATTTTGAATGTTACGAATATACTAATATTTATGCAAATGTAATGGTTACATTTCTTGCGCCATCTGGTAACGGCACTAATGTTACACTTCCTGTTTTACCATAATAGGAACCAGTAGTACTAATTATATTTGTGACAACTGGAATACCAACTGGATAGTAAATATTAGGTGTAGTATTTTCAAATGAATATACCCAACTAATACTTCCATTGATACCATCCGTATCAAAATAATAAACATTATTTAGTCGAACAATATATTTATTGTCTTCCACTTGTTGGACATAATCATCTGTAGCTTTGTATCCAATTCTTTGGTTTGTACTAGAATCATATATATCTGATTTTACAAACGCATGTGATATGTAATTTGGGGAATCTTGAATTACAACAGTTTTTGATGTAAACGTTGGATCATGTATATTAAAATAAAAATTCAATGTTTGAGTGCTCATTTATATTAAATATTGAGAAATTTTTTATCTATTTTTTAAAAATTCAATTCAAATATTCCTTTATCATTGGCGGCTTTCCTCTTCGAGGATCATCTTCCTGTCTTACCATACACCCTTTAATATATTTCTTTCGGTCAATGAATTGTTCTTTTGGTAATTTAAATGTATGATAATTTGGACTAATTGAATCTACTTTCAATCCATCGACATAAAAGGTTCCTTCCTCATCAAATTGGATACTATACACTTCATATCTTCCTTCTGCTTTTTCCACTCCAGATACATGTTTTCCGCAAATACGATTCTTATCCGCATTTACCCATATCGGGTGATTTTGTGTAATTAACACATTTTCTGTATTGCCCAATAATCCTTTGGGTATGGTAATACAATTATCAGATGAGGATACGATCACTCTAGAAATCGGTTTAACTGCACCAGTTTTAACATCTTGGACCACTCGATCTCCTCTTTGTAATTCTGAAACTTTTTTATAAACTGAATCTTCTAACAGAACTTTAGTATCTGGACCAACACAAAGGCTTATAAATGGAAAATTAGTAAAACCACCATTCCCATCTGTATTACCTGTATAAACAGCATTTGTAATGGTGCTATAATTTGTCCAATTTATATTGTCTGATGATAATTCAACTATAAAACTATTTGGATCTGTATTTATGGCATAACTGCTATAAATAACACCATTATTAATATAAAGAGCGTAGACTGGGTATTCGCTTATGCTCCAAGGTGTATTAAATTGTGTAGTTATAACAATCGTACTGGCTGTATTCCATTGTGTATAACTTAAACTGCCATCAAATAGATTTTCAATTGGGTAAGATGGATTGGGTTCTGGAGTGGATGTTGTAAAAGATGGATTGATTAATCGATTCAAAGAAATATAACGATTATCATTTGTAATAAAAAAAATATCAGTTAGGTTTGTTATAAAAGGATCACCCTTATTATTTTGTATCGTAAAACGAAGATAATTAATGTTTGACATTCCTAACTTATCTTTAGAATAAATTTTATTTACCGGTACTGCCAAATCCATTTGATCCTCGTTCCGTTTCATCTAATACATCCACCTCTTTTACTTCTAACAAAGCAATCTTTTCAATAATTAATTGTGCTACCTTTTCTCCTGCTTTAAAATCTACATAATCTCCTGTTGGATTTTGCATTAATATTTTGAGTTCACCACGATAATCACTATCAATCACACCTGCATTCACCATGACACCAGTTTTAAACGAAACACCTGATCGCGGAGCAATTCTCCCATAATATCCAGTTGGAATGACTACACTAATTCCAGTTGGAATTAGATTATTCCGATAGGGCATAATACTAACCGAAGCATCTGCAAAAAGATCCAATCCAGCCGCATGGATGGAACCACGAACGGGTAATGTAGCAGTTTCCGTTAATCGTTTTACTTGCAAAGTAGTAGGTTCACTCGACATTTTGTTATAACATAGACAGATAAATTATTATTTATGATTAATCGCTACATAACCATACATACATCACATTGTCTATTTTCTTTATGCACATGATTATTTTTTAGCATTGAATACTGTAACTCTGAAACTATATTTTGTTGTATTTTTTCATTTAGTTTAACCCTATCTAACATATCTTTTTCATTTTTATAATACCTGTATAGCTCTCGACTAGCAATTCTTTTCCCGTTATAAGTACGTGTTGTCGCGTTATACATATTTGATTGTAGCGTATTTACTATATTTTCAATTTCGTAAGTTAGCAATCGATTTCTTTCCATTGTAGAATAGTACCCTTTGAGGTTTGAACGTATCCATCAATGATATACTTTTTGCTATCTACAGAATGATGAACTTTTACATGGCACGTTTTACATAGTGCTACCAAGTTGGCTGCTACATTCTTATGGAAGCTAATACCATCTCGTACAATAGCACCATCACTATCGGCAGTACACTGGAAGTTGATATGATGCGTATCATCTGCACCTTTACCGCAGATTTTACATTTATCCACTACTAATTTTGCATTGTATTTAGACGTACGTTTGGATACAACTTCTTGTGGGATCTCTAGAATCTTTCGACGAATGGCTAAACATTGTTGAATAAAATCAGGCTGTTCTTGAATGATATATTTTGCCACTTCTAATCCATAACGATCACTTCCTGCTCCTCTTTCTAACCGGCGATCATACAATAAGCAATCTTTTTCCTCTTCGTATATAACTTTTAGGTGCCATGTTTGTACATTTGATAGTGCATTGATTTCTTCCATTTTACTTAATCTGTGCAAATGAGTGGCGAATATGAAATTAGAGTTCTTTTTAGATAGTTCCATAATACTACTCGCTACAATGGCTAGTGCAGAAACTTGTTCTGTTCCATGACAAATTTCATCGCCTAAGATCAAACTAGTTGGACTACTACGGTTTAAAATCGTACGTAGTTCTGTCATTTCTACTACAAAACTACTAAATCCTTTACTAAAATTGTCTTCCCCGGTAATTCGCGTCAATATGTTTTGATAAGGCGAATACTTACATTCACGGCATGGTACATACATTCCACTTTGTGCCATAATAACTGTCAAGCCAACCGATTTCATCATGCTGCTTTTGCCACTGCTATTGGTTCCAAATAATAACATGCCTTTTTGTTCCGTTGTACCTAACTCGATATCATTTGGTACATAATGAGTGGATTGTAAGATACGTTCAATCATTGGATGTCGCATGTCTTTTGCAGATATAAAACTAGAACCATCTACTGTTTTTTCGATAACTGGTTTACAATATCCATATGCTGATGCGGAAATGGCACAAGAGGTTATCCAATCGATTTCCGAAATGAATTCTACGGTTCCATGGAAAATCTGTTTATGTGTTTGATATAATTCTTGTACTTTCGTTAAAAACAATTGTCCACATCGTTCCAATAATTGTTCTTCACATTTCTCTATTTGTGTATTTAGTCTTGATAGCCCATCATGGCTAATTTTTGTCGAAGTAGATTGTTTACTGTATTTCATACCATCCCCTTTCCAGCCTATCTTAACTAATACGGGTTCGCCATATTTTTTTATTAATTCAGCACGTTTATTACTTGTATTAAAATAGTATCCATCTCGATCATTACGTTCGATTTTAATGAATTCTGTTCCGGATTCTTCCTCTTCTTCTGTTGCTGCTACTACAGCCTTCTTTTTGCCTCTAGAAAACACAGTCACATGATCCTTAATACTATTAGATAATAAGGATGCAACACTTTGGATTTGATTACTGTATTCTGCTAGTTTATCTTGTAAACCATCAATTGTTTCATCGATTCCACGATGAAATAAAGAACCTTTAATATTATTCAATCGATACTTTTGACATTCCTTCAAATGAAAGATTCCGCGATAGGCTTCTCTCCATGTTAAGAATTGTTCATACATGGATTCTGACCAAAATGGAAATAATCCTTCTTCTCTTGGATAGGATCCAAATAAACTCATTACATGAAGGATTTCTTCATAGGAACGATCTAATACCATAAAATGGTGTGGTTGAATGGTACCATTTTCAATCTTTCGATGGAGCCGTTCGATGTCTAATACTTTTTTAAGGGAATCTCCAAATTCTTTTTGTTTTGGAAGCATCCATTCGATCTGATCATATCTTCTTTGTAGAATATCTGAATTCACAACTGGATTCAACAATCGTTCTGTATGGAGTCGTTTACCAATGCTTGTTCCAGTATGATCGAGTAGATCAATTAAGGAACGTTGAATATGATGAGTTTTGGTAACATTCAATTGATACATTCCATTATTTTCAATCGTTAAATATTTGGTATGATCCCAAAAGATTGGCAAATGAAGTTCTCGTGTAATGGTTTCATCGTGTTCATAGGCAAACTGAATCAATAAACAAAATGTGATCACCAATCCAGGCTCTTTGGTTAATCCCAAATAAGGAATGGTTTGTAACATCCCGCTTTGTGGATAAAATTTAGATAGAAACTCTTGTTGATATGATAGTTTACTAAATTCTTTAGGAACCAATCGTACATGTGTTTTACAATTTACACCAATATCCGCTATCTTAGTTTGGAGTTTTGACAAATGTTGTTCTTTTTCGGTATAAAAAAGGATTTCAATTGGATTCATAGAATGAATAAAGCGGAAACATTCATCTATACATTTCTCTTGATCATGTGCATAGCTATTTGTAACAGTATACAAGGTACTTTTACCCAATGATAATTCCATTGCCGCCATCGAAATGGCTAAGAGTGTATCTGTTTTAGAATATTCAAATAGTACATTCAATAATACCTTATTTTTATTACGATTAGATGTTCCAAGATTAATATCATCTAGATAGGTTGAAGGACTAATAATCCTTGTTATGGCGCGTTTTGGTCGTGGTGGAGGAGTCACTTGTTCAATGATGACAACAGTGTATCCATTTTCAACAAGAAGTGGTGCATATTTATCCAAATAAACGGGTCCAAAACCAGCCATTAGCCATCCATTTGTTTTGCTAGCAACGGCTAAATTACCGGCTGCTTCTGCAATAGTATAAATATCACCTCGTTTCTCCTTTTCATCTTCCCAGCCATAGATTTCAAAAAAACTTCCACATTGAAACAGAATACAGGCTTTTCCATAACGTTCATTGTATTTGTTATGAAGATCAATATAGGTATCATATACACCAGCTTCCTCGGTTTCAATGTGTAATTCCATCGTTAAGTAAATAATAAAATATATGTTAAAATCAATTTCCTACTCTTTATATCATAAATTGATATGATATAGGGAGTATACATAAAACCATGTCCTTATACGATATTCTTCGGTCTGCGATTATAGATAATGAATATTCATTGTTTATCAATCAATATACACACCGATTATCGGATAGCGAGAAAATTATCTTGTTTCATGCAGCCTGTATATGGAACCGAGTAAATATAATGGATCATATGGTTCAAAAAGGATTTAAGTTGTCTAGTGATATGACCGTACCGGTATCCATTTCACATACAGAAGAAACCATTCGTCCTATGCCTATTATATTTGAATGTATTTCCTATGCCGCATTAGAATCTTTAGAATGGCTCCTCGTTCATGGTGTATCAGCGGAAGCGTTTCATCCGGATACAGGAAAATCTGCGTATGAATACGCACTTCGTCGTACAGATCCTGGGTTTGCGGAATCTCTCATTCGGCATGCTGGATTAGGTTAACATTTAGAGCAGTAGTTTCTTTAATACAAAAAAGAGGAGGGCAAAGATAAAAGACTTTACGCCCATGGACAAGAAGGTTGGTTCCGTTCCAAGATACTTTCCCACTATATTCGTAAATAATGTATTAAATACACCAGATTGAAAAAGAGCAAACAATACCATTGCCAAGAAAGGATCCTTCATTTCATCTAATAATCGTTCAAACCATCCTTTGTTTGATCCTTGTTTACCAATTAAACCATCAATCATTCGTTCAGCTTGTTCTGATGCTTCTACACTGGATACCATATCATTGCTTGATTTTTTGATAGCATTATTGATTAAATTATTACTACTTTCTGTGTTACTGCTGGCAACAGAAACATCTTCCATTACATTTGCAGATGGTCTTTGTTGAACAGGGGCTTCTTCTTGGTGTTCTAATGATTTCAACACATTATCAATTAGTTCATCTCCTTGTGATTGAGCATCATTTTGTAAGTTATTAATAGACGTTGCTTGATTCATGTTCTACTAAAAGAAGATGTTTATTTCCTCTTTTTCATACGCATCTTTTAGATATAGCGCACATCTTAACAATGATATTTTCTACAGTGAATACAAACACCATTTTTGTTATTGGATCTAATGGAACCACCACATTGTCCACACGTATGGGATTCAATCTGGATAACATCTTTAATCGGTATGCAAAAATATGGTCCAATATCGGTATAAATTAAATTATTATCTTTTCGTTCTTTATCATATACTAAATTTGCTTTACTGGGATTACTAATTAATTTTCCATCTGCATCTCGATTGGTAACTGGAAGTTGTCCAGGTTTATGGCTCCAATATCCATTGGAATCTTGGCGTAACCAATGATAGTTATTATATCGATCAATTACTAAAACACCTTTATAATATCCTTTTGGACAGGGGACATATGGATTGGTACAATAAATACTTGGATTATCATAAATAGCCCGCCGAGTAATTTCTTCTCGAGTATAATCTTGTTTTCGAAAAGTTGTAATATCTTTGTCTCTGTGACCTGGCTGCGGTCTTTTAGGACGACCTTGTATGAAATCATTTAAGACATACGCATAACAATTATGATTGATTCTGTCTAAAAAATCACTATTCCATTTCTCTGGCTCATAATCTGGCTCACTTCCGGACAATGGTAAGAACTCCATATCTTCTGGGTTTTCTAGATGAATATCTTTTGTTTTTAGTGTATGATGATAGTTTCTAGATGATCCACATGAATCTGCATAATATAGTTCTTTATGAGGAAAACGTTTTTTATTTTCTTCAGATAACCAATTCTCACCTAATGATTTGTTTTGGTTTTGATTCATCTGTATTCACCTCTTATGAATACAAAAGAATCTTTTTTA